AAGCCACGTGCGATAGCACATGCCTTGACCGCTTGATTCACGGCACTTGCCCCGATTGCTCTTACTTTCGGATACTGGCCTGCAACAACAGAGCGAGCAAGAATGGAGCCAACCGCTTGCGGGTTGCTGCTGCCCGACACTTTAAGAAAATCATCTATATTTGCGTTTAGTTGCTGAGACATAGTACTCCTAATAAATCAAGTTGTGACCTATATAGGTTACTTGTATTGTGCGTCTTGTAGCAGTTCTATAAAGTCATCTAGCCTCATCACGACATATGAATCACCAAGTGCCTTTTCACCCTTGCCTGGACGTTTTACGATTAACACAGGTAGTGCGTCCTTTAGTCGTTTGGCTTGCTCAACGGTGGCGGTGAGCCATCCACTCAAATCCCACTTCTTCTGATTCTTACATTGTAAACACGCATTACGAAGCGTTGTACGCTGTTGTATACCATGGATATCACCCGTGTCGTTTTCGCCTGCGAGAACGGCTCTCCGTGCGTCTGAGAAGCCTTTAGAGATGAGGTACTCCTTTACCAACGTCTCAAATGCCGTGCCTTTGGCTTTGTGCTTGTTACCCATCAATCTTCTCCCATTCGGCTTGGCTAAAACCTCTAATGCGTCCATCTGTTTCAATGTAAACCCAAGTCGGTGCATCGGGGTCACAACCACACCCAGAGATTTGGCGAGGGTTATGTTCCACTATTGTGCCGCACTTTAAACATCTTACTTTAATCATGGCTGATAGCGATGAAGCCTTCGGTCTTGTGGTGCTGTACTAATGCGACGACTCAGTTCCCTTGACAGGATTTGAGTGCCACGTTCACATCGTTCAAACACTGATTCTACCAATTTGCGATACGCCCTTGCACCAAGGTGCTTGTCTTGCGTCTCCAGCACTTGTATGTTAGCATCACGGCGTGCTTTGGCGAGGGTAACGGTGTCGCCTTTCTCTCCGCTCCATTGACCAATCAAGGTCTGCGCTTCTACGAGCCGAAGGTTGTTGGCACAACGTTCCTCGTCAATCTCTGCCATAACAAGTTCAGTTTTTGAATACGACAACCACGCCATAAACTCGGAATACTTGTCCATCAAGTCTGAGTCCGACAACTCGTCAAGGTTACTGGGAATGTCGGGCACGGCGCCACGTGGCCTGTCAGGAAGATTGAACTTCTCCAAGAAGTTCTGCACTGCTATGTTTGTTGTTTGTGTTAGTTCCATGAACATCGTTCCTCCAGCATACGTCCAGATACGGACATTGTTTACAGGTTTTATGGTTTATCCACGCCCACTCAGGTCGGTCAATCAACGTACCGTCTTTTAGGTGTTGTTTGACCAACGATGCTGCCGCAAGAATGTGTTGAATGAGAGCAGGTTGGTACTTAACCTCAAATTCCTTGCAGTCTTGTGTCGCCTTCCATTCGTACAAGATGATGCCTTGATGAATACCAGTCACGTACATGTACAAGTTTATTTGACGAAGATGTGTAATGAACGGTTGGCGAATTCGTTTAAATAGTTCTATGTCTGTTAATTCTTTTGATTCGTACTGTTTATACAAATCATAATTCTCGTAACGAACGGTTCCTGTCCCCACGCTCTTGATTTCAAGGATGGCTTGACCGTTAGCATCGTCAATCAGCCCATCTGCGGTTCCCATAATGTGATGCTCTTCGTCAAAGATGGGCAATTCTCTTTGTTTCATGACACCAGAACGCTCAAGCCAACCCTGCCATTTATTGTGAATCATATGACCAGTGGCAAAGATGTTTAGTGTTATAAACCCATGCTGTTTTTTTATTTCCCCGTCCACACCAAACATCTTGTACATGGAAGAGCGTGGACACCAATCACGCTTACAAATATCACTGGGGTGCAAATATTTGGTATCCCGCTTTTCGTTGTGTTGATTGTTTTCCACAGATGCCTGCGCCAACACCACTGGGATAAGGCGACCCTTTACCCTCATGCCCGTCTTAATGCTGGCAAGGTCGGCTTTACTTAATTCAACCATTTAATTGATGGTTCCTGTTCGTTGAAGTATTCCATAAAATCGTCTTCGTACATAGTAATAAAGTGTATCCCGCCTATCTCAACCTGTAACACTGGTATTCTGTTCTCCATCAACGCCTGCTTGCGTAGTTCGCTCATGTCCTTTACCTTAATGGAATACTGTTTAACGTTGTTAGTAAACTTATTCTCTATCAGTAAACTGTTAGTTCGTACATCATTCTTACGTAACCACCCAGCGCCAGAACCTGCGTTCCTGCTCCCCTTATAACGTTCAGCAGTCTGTTTTTCCTGTTTACGAGACTTCTTGAGCCGTCGTTTACGTTCTCCGTCGCTTCCAAAAAGCATCAGGTTGGTACTGTCAAATTGAAATAACCAAATACTTGGTTCTTTAGGGTATGTTGTAATTCAATGTTTTCACGAATAGCAAAAGTGAGTGCATCTTTACCTTGCCATTTTTGTTCACCAAACGAGTAGTAAGGACCAGCCCGTGTGATGAGACCCACGGCAATGCCGATATTTACCACGTCCTTAACGGTGTCAAACTCTCCAAGACGGTAGCCACCCGTGCTGGTGAAGTAGAAATCAACTACTGCGGTTTGTTGTGGACGATAAGTCTTGTTTTTAATGGTGCGAGCCTTGATGGTTTGTCCAATGATTTCTTCTTTTTCCTTTAGCCATTCGTCACGCTTGACCTCAATACGGCTGAAATAATGGAAGTTCTTTGCTTTGCCACCTGGTGTGGTGCGGTTGTCTCCCCACATAACGCCAATCTTCTCACGCCATTGGTTGATGACCAAACCAGTACAGGCCCTGTCCTCGTTGACTAGCGAACGACGTTGCGCCTTTGATGACTTGCGAAAGAACTTACCAGTCAAACGAGCACCCAAGCCAACAGTGAAGTCTTCCATCATTTTCTCAGCCTCGTCTCCAGGAACCAGCGACGGAAGCGAGTCAATGACAATCATGTCAACGGCACGGTTATCCAACGCCTTAATAATAAGGTCGTACACCTGTTCCATTATGTTGGTTTCCACCACCCACAGTCGGTCAGTGTCCACACCAATGGCTCGTGCGTATTGTTGGACGTACGTCTCTGCGGCAATCCACAATGCGGTAAAGTTAGGATTGATTTTTTGGTTGGCAGCGATGGTCTTGTATGCCAGTGCGGTTTTACCCGACGACTCTTCTCCAATGATTTCTGACCATTGGTTTAGAGGCCAACCACCGCCAAGCATCAGGTCAAAGGCAAGAATACCAGTAGTGATGCGTGGTACGTCTTCCCTAATTTCAGAACCTTTGATTAGTACATCATCTCCATACTTCCTAGAAATAGCGGCGACGATTGATTCCAGTGACTCGTAGTCTCTCATATTGTGCTCCTTATGCAACCCAGTTTACCTGCGATGCTTGGTCATACAACCCATTCCAACCACATTCAAAACAATGTGGTGCTGGTGCGGCTCCGTGAATCATGCTGTTTGCACCTTTACCAGTACGACTAAATACATTCCTACTACCGCAATTTGGGCAAATTAAATGTCCATCACGTTTCATTGCTTCTCCACCTTTCCAAATACGTATAGCGGTTCCCATACCGATTTGTGCATCTGCGGCAATATTCTCAACAGGCGCCCGTGGCGCTGGCTGTTGTGATGGAAGCGGTCTGTTACTGTATGTCGCTGGATTTGGGTACATTAGTTGCGGGGCGGATTTCTCACCGTTTAACTTTTTAGACCACCAATCACTCATCTTCTTTAGTCCATTCTTCCAAAGTTTTCTCATCAATTACAATAGATATATTTCCGCTTTCCAGAAGCCTGTTGATTAGCGCCAAGCCATAGGCGGCAAGAACAGGAATCAGGTCTTCTTTTGGAGTGCCTAGTTTATCGCTCTTTTCCAATAAATCAAGCATCCATTCCGCAGATTCTTGAGTGTTGTCAGCAATGCCTTGATTAACGAATAGTGCCCACCGACTTGCAATGTCAAAGGTTTCGGCATCGGCAACGTCCTTTGACGGTGTTGAGAATCCCATAAAGTTGGCAAACATTTGTCCTTGGGCAATTGACAACATCAAATAAAACAGTCTTTTATCTGCAATCGTGCTTTCCATATTTAATCCTTTGCCTCCGCCCAACTCTTTGCAAAGCGGTGCGAAACTTTGATGGGAACCTTGTCTAAAACTCTGCCGTCTCCCATTGCTTCTAGGAACGGCTTGATTATCGTTAGTGCCTCATCTTGTTTTACAGTAGCCACAAGTTCGTCGTGTACTTGTACTACCAATTTTACACTCGTATCCTTCATGGCGTGGTAAACATTAACCATTGCTTGTTTACAAAGGTCGGCGGCTGTTCCCTGCACGGTGGCGTTCACTGCCTGACGCTCTGCACGTGCCCGCAGTTCTTTATTAGGTGAACGCAGGTCTGGAAGACGACGCCGACGCCCGTACAGCGTACTGACGTAACCGTCTTTGCGGGCTTTCTCTACAAGGGTATGTTTCCATTCCGTGAGTTCGGAAAACGTCCTGTAATAACTTCTGAGGATTTCCTGTGCATCATTTTCAGAAATGCCAGTGACACGGGCAAGTTTAATTGAACCTCCCCCGTATGCGGTTAAAAAGTTAACACCTTTTCCAATTTGACGTTCTTCCGAAGTTACATCCTTTGGATTCTTCTTGAACACCGCAGATGCCGTTGCCGTGTGAATGTCCTCATCGTTGGAAAACGTATGAAGCAATATGCTGTCTTGACTAAACATCGCCATAATACGTAGTTCAATCTGGTCGTAGTCGGCAACCAGAAGAACGTTGGTTCCATCGGCTACGAACAACTTACGGATGTTTGATGTTCGTGGAATGTTTTGGAGGTTTGGGTCTGACGACGACAAACGACCAGTGGTTGTTCTGTGCAGGTGGAACGATGGGTGGAGCCGACCCTTGTACAACTTGGGCAACAAACCGTCTACATACGTGCTCTTTAATTTTTGTAACTCCGCCCAAGACAGCAGCATTGGAACAACGGGATGTTTGTTTTTTATACTCTTTAAAGACTCTTCGTCAACCGATGGTGCTCCCTTCCCCGTCATCTTGTATGGCTTTAGTCCAAGACCGCCTTCAGACTTCTTGGAAAACAATAACGTCTGTTTATGTTTGTTGGAATCAGGATTAAAACCAACTGGGGCATACGAAAGAATGGAATTAAGAGTGTCCTGCATCTCCTTGTCCAACTCAGTGCTCAACGCCGACAGGTTGGTGGCGTCTACGGGAATCCCCTCGTTCTCAATGTGCATCAATACTTCCAACACGTGGTTGTCAAGTTCCAATACTTTGGTAAGGTCAGCGTGGGCATTAACCTTTTTAAGCAATCGTTTGTACAACAACCATGTCCAACGTGAGTCCCTATGTACGTACAGAGCGGTGGCGTCAAACGGAGTGGTTGAAACGGTTTTACCTAACTTGCCGCCATTCTCGTAAGCCTTATGACCCCCGTAATTGGTCTCAATCAGCGTTTCCAATGAGTAATTGGAAAGGCTTTCGTTCACGATGTGTTGGGTAATCATCGTGTCAACGTACGGTCCTGGTGGTACCTCACCGTAATACTTTGAAATTGACCGAGCATCAAACTTGACGTTATGTCCAATCTTTACAAAGTCGCTGAAGAAAAGTGGACGCAGACGCTCAAAGACCTCGCTTCGTGACAACTGCTTGGGTGGTTCTTTGTACACGGCAGGCTTTACGTAACGAGCCTTAGCCATTGACTCTTGACCGTTTTTCAGCACCTTACGAAAGCCAGTAGGGGGAACCGTACTACCGTCACCCACTTCTTCTTTTTCTACGATTATTCCGATTCGGTGTCCCATCGGAATTGCCCACGACCTGCCGTTGGTGGCAATGCCTATCCAAAAGACTTCGTTACGTAACGGATTGACAGCAGTGTTTTTTAAATACTGTTCGGTAAGGTTATCGTGTGCTCGTTGAAGTATGTCAGGATTCTTATTTTTTAAACCCTTGATATGCTCTTGGAAATCCTTTTCCAAGTATTCCATAAGGTCAGGGTGATGCTCCAACGTGGTTTGTGTTTCCACGTCAAAGGCAAATGCCCCAACCCCACGAACTACTTCAATCAACTCATCCAGTTCTTGGAGAGTGGTTACGACGGGAGGAATTGAACTCCCCATCGGTTATTTACCAAGGTCTTCTGAAGCAATTGCCAGCAGTTCAGCGTACGTCGGAACCTTAATGATAGACGAATCGTACTTCTCTTCCCTGTGTTTGGCAAAAATGATTTCGGACAATGGTTCAATCTTCCATTCTTCGGCAATGTCACGCTCACGAATAGCCTGCAAGTTGTACGACGTCGTTGCGCCCTTACCAGTGCGGCTAATTGCCCAGTAGTGCTTGGTCAACGGACCAGTCTGTGGAGCCTTGTTCAGATTGCGGAGTTGGTCAACGACACGTGGTCCAATTTCTAACGAACGCAGTACGGAGGGTCCACCGACGCTCATCAGCAGGACGTTGAACGCCACACGCTGTGAGGGACGATTACCAAGTTCACAAATCGGGCAGCCACGCTCTTCCAATTCACGGATGCAGACGAACGACTTCTGTCCGTCACGCTCAACCCAATGCTGGTGCCATGCGGCGTACGGCTCGTCCTCAATGAACTTGATGACTTGTACTTCCTCGCTGACCTTGAGGCGCTGTGCGTAGTTGGAGTCGGCGCTCTTGAGTGCATCAACTTGTTGCCAACCGCCACGCAGGAGTTTGCGTTCGGCTACAGCAACAACAGGGGCATCTGGAAACGGAGAATCTTTCTCCGTGTTGGGTGTCATTTCATCTACGTCATATTTTCTTGGCATGTTCTTTTTTCCTTTGTGTGTCTAGTGAGGCCATTGCTCTTTTATATGTTTACGGAAACCATTCCAATCTGCATTGTGAATGTCATGTATCTTGAAACGGTCTATTGCTTCCACTAGGAACTCTACCTGCTCTAGGCTGTAAAGCCTCCTACCTTTTGAAGGTTTTCCTGGAAGTTGCTGTTTGTTGGGTTTGGGCGTTCGGTACTTGGCTTTGGGAAGCCAGCCCCGATGTTCCCACACTCTCAACGTTGATGGTCGTTTTTTCAGTGCTACGGCGAGTTGACCGATAGTGAACATCTGTACCGTTTGTCCGTTAATAATATAATTCTTTGGCTTGACACCATTAAAGCGGTCTTCTGCAATAGCAATATTCCTCTTTTCCCTGTTTTTTGGCGTTCGCCCACCAGGGAAATCTAAAAGTTCATTAAAGCGATACAACGGGTCTTTCACGCCTTAAACGCCCATATTTCTTTCTCTACATAAAAACTCTGCACGATAGGCAACAAGGACTTATCATTCCACGCAACGGCAAGCAACTTGTCTTCGCTCAAACGTTCCACAACTTCCTTGACGTCATCCCACAAACCATTTTCCTTTGCCCATTCTTCTGCGGTAGCGACATTGAACGTTTTGCTTACACGACGCTCACGCTTGAGTTCGTGTCCACCAACGTTGAGCCATACATGCCCACTGTCATCAATAGTTCCGTGCTGTTCAACAACGTTGCTCAGTTCTTTCTTAAGTTTGTCCACCCTTACCTCAAGTTGACTAAGCAGTTTCTTCTGCGAGACAAACTCTTCCACCATCTTTGTATAGTACACTTCATCAAACTGTTCTGACATTTCACACCTCCGAGTGTTGTAAAAATTCTGTTAGTGAACTCAGCGTCAACTCAAATCTACCTTGCATATCGTAACCCTTGTCAATGAACGCTTCGTTGATGCCTCTTTTTTGTTGAAGCATTTCGTACTGACGTTCCTCAATGCTCCCTTTCATAACAAAAGATGCTATCGTAACATGGGGGTGTTGCGAAGATAAACGACTAATACGGGCTTCCCGTTGGTCCAACTTTCCAGCACTCCATGGCAGGTCGTAGGAAATGAGGTAGTTGGCTTGCGGCAGGTCTGCACCGTAGCCACCAGCATCCGATGACAGGAACAGGCGGGTTTTGGGGTCGGTAGAAAACTTTTGTTTTGCTGCGTCCTTTTCTGATGCATCCATGTCGCCAGTAAATAGTACACACGATGTTATGTTTTTTGTACGCTCAGCCAACAACTTTAAATTACTTTTAAAGAACGAAAAAAGTACAACCTTGTTATTTATGTCTTCGCTTAAGATATCAGTAATGTACTCAATAATTGCATCCATTTTTGGAGTAATAAACGGTTTGGTCAGCCATTGCATGTCCATTACCTCTTTGGCATACTTACTTCCTGCATCGGCGTTGGTATCTGTGTATTGCGTTGCCGAAATGTCCACGAGCATTGGGTTGTCGCACAGCATACGTAACACGGTAAGACGTGACATAATTTTCCCTTGTGCTTGGTTGGCTGCGGGGTTGCCGTGATAGTGCGTCCACAGGTCAAACCCCTTGCCGTACATGTTCAAGGCGTTCTTTATCTGTGCCAACAAGTCATTTGCAATGTTTGTATACGCCTGTGCTCCATTGTAGTCAAACTGAATGGGAATGACCGTTGAAATGACCTTGGGCAATTGGTCCTCAATGTCTTTCCTATTTTTGCGAACCATTGCCTTTTCCATTGATTTGGTAAGCAAGTTTAAATTGCGATACCTTGTCGGCCTCCCATACTTATCCCGAACAATAAACGTTTTGTCAAACACGTCAAACTTGCCGAGCACGTTTGCGTCTACAAATTCCATAATGGAAAATAACTCTTCTGGTTTGTTTTCAATTGGTTGTCCTGTAAGTGCAAAACGATATTGACATTTCTTTCCTAGTTTTTTTAGCAGACGTGACCGTTTGGCACGAGGCGATTTAATCATGGTGGCTTCATCAATGACCATTGCTTCAAACCTAAGTGAATTAAACAAGTGAACATCATTAATCAAAGTTTCAGGGTTGACAACAACGTATTTTGCACGAAGGGCTGAGCGCCACAGGGTTTCTCGTGCCTTGACGTTGCCGTCAATGACGACTGCACGTGAATTAGTGAACTTTCTAATCTCACGCAACCATTGGTATTTAATGGCGGCTGGCACCACAACAATAACACGAGAAACCTCGTCAGTTTTAAACAACTGTTCTAACGTATTAAGTGTGATAACTGTTTTTCCTCCACCCATGACAACGGCAAGAAGCATACGACCACGGTCAATCATCTTCTCCCGTGCCTCTTCTTGAAACGGGTACAGTGTTCCTTTAAACGTCATCAATCCACCATGGTAAAGCAGTTGCTTGCTTCACGGCAACCGCTAATTCTGAATCGTCCATCTCTCCAATGTCTTTGGCTTTGGTATGAGAATACTTCATCCATTTTACACCGTACCTGAACGATGGTAAAACAGTCATTAGTTTCTTACCAACAGTAATTCCTGCCTCATCGTTGTCCAGTGCCACAATAAGGGCATCGCACGATGATTCCAACAACTGTAACTGTTTATTGCTCACCTGTACCCCAAAACTAGCAAGGCATTGGATGCCGTTGAACGACGATGAAAACCTAGCCACGTCCAGCGGTGATTCCACCAAAATGCCTACCCGTGAGGAGAACCTATCAATGCCAAACAACGTTTCTGATTTACTAACCCCAGTCGGCTGGTTGAGCACGCCATGTGGTGACTTCTCTTGCCAGCCCATCAAATCACCACTTGGTGAAATGATAGGAATAATCCATGCCTTACGATGCGTAGCCCAACGAATGCCATATTTGTTAGCAACGGGGACTTTGATTCGGCGTTTCAATAGTTCTTCATACGGTGGTTGGTCGTACGACATGTACAACTTCCAATCCGCTGTGGTTGTGTCTTTGATGACCTTTGGTTTTATCAATTGCTCCAAGCCCGTGTTAAGCAACAAATTGTAAACGCTTGATACCGACTCGTAACTTCCTGTTACTTCGGCAATCAATTGAGGAAGGTTGCCCCGTGCCCCGCACGAATGACACAGCCACAAACCAGTGCTTGCGTTCATTGACCATGATGGGGAGTTGTCTGGTTTGCCAGTGCGTTTTTCGTGGACTGGACAGCAAGCAATAATCTCGTTACCAGACTCACGCCGAACGTCCACGCCTAATGCGTCAAGGACGTCACGAAAGTTAGTAATACCAGTTGTCTTTGTCATCATGGTCGCTTTCCTCCACTTCTGAAAAGTCCATATTATGCCAATCCCATTTAATTTTTACTTCACCCCTTGGCGCCGTTCGTGCAAGTACGATACGCAATATTGCTTGGTCATCAATGTCTGGGTCGGCTTCAACACCGATAACCAAGTCTGAGTCCTGTGCAAACGAGGACGTGTAGCCGATGGCGTCGGCGGTAATTTGCCTGCTCTTACGATTACCTAGTTTCCAACTGAGCACCTGCGTAGTTCCAACGATTGGAATGTCGTAACGCTGCGCCAGTCTTTTTAAAGAACGTGTAATGTTCGTCAGTGCCTGTGGTGAGCCTTTGGGTTCTCCCTCTTCGTCGTCCATCAAGTATACGCCGTCAATCACTAACACGTCGGGTTTATGTTGTTGAATCTTGCCTGCAATGGCGCTGACCGTAGTAAGAGATGATATGTCTTCGGAAATAATAAACGGATGCATGTTCTTCCTAATGGATATTGCCTTTCTTATCTGTTCAATATCCGTATTGGTAAGGTCTCCACGCATCAATTTGGTGTGGGAGATGCCTGCGACGAGTGCGTCATATCGTGCTGATTGCTCTTCTGTGCTCATCTCAAACGAGATATACAAGGGAACCTTGCCGTGATTGTGTATGGCGTTGGAAATGATAAGGGTAATGAGCGACTTGCCTTTCTTTGCCTCACCAACCAGCGTAACCAATTGCTGAGGGCGCAATCCTGAAGTGAGCCTGTCAAGGCCAGGAAAACCCGTTGGAATACCACGAATTGCGTTAGGTGTGTCCTTCATCAGCAGGTAGCGCTCAATACGTTGTTCCCACGTCTCAATAAGATTAACGTCCCTCAACCGTGCGGTATCGGCGGAGGCAACTTGCAGACCCTGTGCAATAACGTTGATTGCTTCCTGCGTTTCATTTTCGTTGAGCAGCGGAACGGCTGACGAAAGAGTCTCAACCATTTTTTGATGACGATACGAAGTGATGAGTTCTTCAATGAGATTAGAAAACTGCTCACGTGATGCATCAATGAGTGAAATGTTTGCGTACTCTTGATTGAACGCTCGTTCTGAAGGGACTGCGCTATGGTCACGCCAATAGGTAACTAACCACTGCCAGACGTCCGACCACTGTGCGGAAAAGTGCTGTGGCTTTAAGCCAGCCTCCACGACTGTAACGATTTCGTTTTCCTTGATGACTTTGCTGATTAAAAAATGTTCAGTGCTTGCCACTACACAATCCACGCTTTCTGTTTGTCCACCACATGCGAACGCAATCCAATGATAGAGGCTTGTTCCTGATTTTCAACGTAGATTGTTTTCAACGAGCGTTGGAACTTTAAATCGTACGCCAACTCTTCTACGTTCATATAATAAAACACGGCAACCGATATCCCCTTTCGTGACAACCACTGTTCAATTGGATTGACTGCCCTTGGGTCAACAAATGTATAAACGTCAGTTGCTATTCCCAAACGAACGGAGGAATCAATCATTGCTTTTAACGACAGTTCATGCGGTGTAACGGCTTGTATATATCGTTCCCACTGGTTGCGTTGCTTATAGAATTTTGCGATAAGGCTGTCGGGGAGTGTTGCCAACACGCCCTCAAATATAACGCCCTGTCCCCTTACCGAATATTCCGCAATGTCATTTCCTTGCATTACGTTGGTCCGTCCCCGCTACGGGGACAAGTCGGCAAACGGATTGCAGTATTGACACAAATCGTTCTCCATAGCGCATGGTTAGTTTCTTGGGGTTGTAAAGGCTAGTGATGATTGTGGGAAGATTGGCGTTCGCACGTTGGTAAACAAGATTAGAAATGGAACGAGTGGTGAACTCCGTTTCGTTCTCATCCCCAAGTCCATCCAGCACCACAATGTCGTAAACTGACCTGACGTATTTAGAAATGTATGGATTAGCATACTCATCGGGCAGCACTCCGTCATTATTCAACTCGTCATACATCATCTCAATATACGTAGTGACTGGAATAAAATAACCGCTGAGGGTGTTTTCGTTTATCGCCTGTTTTAACAAACCAACTGCCAGATGCGTTTTGCCGACACCCGTACCGCCAAACAGATACAAGCCAGTTCCTGCGGGGACATGCTCATCAATGTGCTTCAACCATGTAGTAACGGCGTAATGGACGTCGTGGTCTCCCACCGACTTGTCATAGTTGCTCAACGTCATTAATTCAAAACGTTTGGGAATACGTGCGTTCTTCAAACGCTCCTCTACTGGTCGGTTCTTCCAATAACGAGCGCCTTTCCATTCAGTCATTGTCCGTCCTAAAGTCAAAAGGTTCTTCTGGAAAGATTGTATGCGGAACCGTGCAGGTGTCCATTCGGAAGTGTCTCAAATATGAGTCCTTGTCTGCAAACAACGTACCACACATCGTGCAGTGATACAACTCAATAGTATCCTCTGTTTCTTTCAATGGTTCGTCGTCAACGATTGAACCACGAAACAATGTTTGCAACTTATCAACAAAGAACCACCAGACACTCATATCCACTCCGATACATTATTATCGGAGTTGTTCCTCGTTACCCACGAAAGCAGGTTGTCCTTACGTTTAATAAAAACAGTCCACAATGGAACGTCGTATGGCAATGGCTTTTTCTTTATCTCGTAGAAGAATCTGTCAATCATGGAATGCAACTCATCATACGACGCTCCACCGTCACGAAGGGTTTTAAACGTCTTTGATAGGGCCAAGGCATTGACCTCGCTGTTCATCGGGTACTCAATGGACTTGTTGAAGTGGTAGACCAACGCAAGCATGGTGTTCTTGGTCTTGGTGGTCATCTTGGCTGTCATGGTGCTGGCTTCGTCGGCGCCAAGCGGTTTCCCCCAACCGTCGCTCACTTCAGTAACTCCCCATCAATTTGATAACCACTTGTTACATCGTTCACTTTTTCTCCCTTCTTGAAAAGAAGATTCTTGTTATGGTTATTCTTGTTTATAGTTATTCTTGATTGGGTGTCACGGGAGACACTGGGGGGAGTGTCTGGGGAGTCACCCCTAGGGGTGTCAGGCGTGACACTGGGTAGTGTCTCCACAGACACTAGGGTGGACGGGTTATTAAAGTTTACGATGTAGCGATTGCTCATCTGACCCTTATTTCCCATGCGTGCTTTACGAATCAAGACGTTGGAAGATACCAAGCGATTGACGGCACGGATAACGGTGCGACGGGAGTAACCAGTCAACTTTGCCACATGACCGTATGAGGTGGTGACTTCTTGAGTATCAGAATCCATGTATAAGAGTATTGTTAATAATACTACCTTGCCTATTGAGTCGTTGCCAAGATATTGAAGTACCCAACGTGGAAAGGGTACAAAGGGTCCTGAGAACTTTCTTTTAGCCAATGGTGAATCCTTTATGACTTGTTGTTTGCTATACTGAGGAAGGCGTGTTGTCCAACGCCGCACGGGGTGTGGGCTGGTGGTTTTTCCACCTCCTTTCTGCCATCAGTCCCCCCGTGCTATTTTCCAAAAAAGAGATTGATGTTTTCAATTGTGCTTTTGAACGTCTTTGTCGTTTGGTCTTTGAACACAACCACTACGACTACGGCGTCGTCTTCCGAAACATTTTCTTCTTTTGACGCCTCCGTAAGAAATTGAATAATGGTTTCCTTTGACACAAACTCCTTGTCTGTTGCGCCCTGCGCTTTTGCCTGCTGACGCAACATTGCAATCGGCATGTCTTCGTACTCTTTGCGAGTAACTGGAGGAAGCGAATCAACCGTATCGTTCTTTAAGTTCTCAACTAAACGAAATGGTGTAAGACCCTGCGTCAAATCAATGACCGTGAGTCCTCTGTCAATCAACGACGTGACAAGGTTCGTTGAACCATCGTTGTCGGCGTTGTTCCACAAATAGAGCACTTCCATTTTTCCTGCTTTTGCAACATTGAGAATCGTTGAATGAGGGTCGTTGTCGGCAACCGACGTAACCGCATTGTCACATAATATAGATGGTGCGTTGCCATTGTGGTACGCAACAAACTTCTCACCGTTGTCAAGCAACCAATCGTAAACACGACAGATTCCTTCGGCATTTGTCTTTTCTGCAACGATGTGAAACGTGCGTGGTGTTGGCAAATCGGACAGACTGTCCTCAATTACTGACAATGACGAGTCGCCTGTGCCTGTGATTACGTACTGATTCATGTTGTGCTCCTATTTGAGTGAACGTGTTCTAGCCATATCTCCCATTAGTGTAATCATGCGAATGACACTGTGAACTATACCAGCAAGTGTGGCAACAGCGAGGCCGTCTATCCACATTTTTTCAGTTCTCAAAACCACGACAACAATGTACGAGATGACAAGTGTGGCAACCACTTTCACCCACGGCATCACTTCCCTCGGCATCAGCATGTCAATGATTTGTACAAATTTGTATACGGCTAGTGCGATAACTAAAAGTTCCATCATTCTCCTGGTATTACGTTCCAGTCAATAGTGTAGTGACCAATCATGTTAACAGGCATCAAAAACTCTTCTACGATGCGTTCCGTTGCAGTAACCACACGGTCATAGTCTAGTGTGTAGTACGAAAAATCTTCATTGTTGTTATTGCCATCTGGTCCCCAACGATAGTCATGCACACCAACAATGTTAAACTGATTGGCTTCCTGTACAAAACCGCCGTAGATGTCGTCGCCATCAAAGTACCGACCAATTGCGTTTGGTTCTATCAGCCAACGTGAAACAATGATTGTTTCACCAGGGTCGGCTAAAAACACCAACGCTGGAACTACCGCTTTTTCAAATTCCACATTACTGATGTCTTTAGGTTGCTCAAGCGCAAATCGTCCCACAGTTGCCAGACCAGGCGCACTTGCGTTGTAAAAAGAATCAACGCTGTACATAAATATGTTTTGATTTGCGGCACTTTCAATATTCCAAGTATCATAATACAATGCTTCATCAAGACAGTCAGGTGGGTCTGTTTCAAGATAATTAATAACATTATCATTATCAATCATTCTAAAGTTTACAAACGACGCTCCCGATAAGTTACAGTCAAATGAAGTGTAATAAACAACGTCATTGCGATAGTAAAAAGGTTTTCGTCCATATACAACCACAACTTGAGAACCAGTGGCATTTGATGGAATAGTTATTTTAAGACCCGTTCCTCCTGAATTAACAACTAAAACAGACGCTGCTGCAATTACCTGACCTTCGTATTTCACTTTTTCAATAATGGGAATAGCCGAAGCAGAGTTAAAGGCGGCGCCGTAGGTGTAGACACCCCATCCAACGGACGCCGCAGAATTAACAAACACATTAGTTGTGTACTCGCAGTCTGGCGTTGGGTTTGCGTTGTAGTTACGAATGGCATCATCGTTCCTAGTTGTGTCACGCAACGCAGAACCACCATCAGTTTTACGCAACGTAAATGGGGTTCGGTCTACGTCAGATGGAGTTCCTATAAAAAAGGTTACATTTTGTTGTCTAAATTTGGGGTCAGAGACTAAGTTAATACGTTGTGTATCCACTTTGAACGTAACCGTGTCTGAGTCATAAGAAACATTGCAACCAGTCAATGCCGAAATAAACGAGGCGGTTCCTGCAAACGTTCCTTTTTGTTGGCGAAGGTTAAAGATATTGTTTAAAACGCTTCGCAGTCGTGCCGTTCCAACCTCTGCACTAGACGTCGGAACTCCTAATTGTTTTGCAACGGCGTCAAGTGCTGGTGTTGGTGTACGAAGTGGGTCGTTAATTACCGCAAGGCTGTCAACGAGGGAACGAACTCGGTCTAACTCCCATCCAAATAGAGACAAAAAAGAACGAAGAGAACCACCTACTTGATAATCAAGGGCACGATAATATTCAGGAATCCTATTCCAAAGGTTTTCTAAAGACTGATAATACTTTGGTATTTGAATTGTTGCCAACGCAATGCGCTCAAACCACTCACTTGCTCCGTTAGAATACTTTAAAAACAAACCGTAGTACAACCATGTTCCTGGTTTGTACAATAAACTTACATGGTCGTGGTTTTCTTTGTAGTTAGTTTGATTGTAAAAAATGACTTTTGTGCCATCCTCAACCGTAAGCGGTTCTCCGTATTGATTAACGGTTATGTGCAACTCTACAGGAGCAGTAGATTGAGGGTTTGTTTCCAAAGAGTCTTCAATGGCCCAACTGAGTCTCACAGTACTTTCGTGTTTTGTTAAGCCGCCTACGGTAACCTGTTCTACATTAAATGGCACTACTTCAAAAGTAACCAACCCCGCTCCACCGCTAGGCTGAATAAAGTCATCGCTACGAAGAGCGGAGTCAAGCCTGTCAGTTTCACGTACGTAAGAACCAACGTCATCAGTTTTACGAAGTTTAAAGGAAGTTAAAGCCATTTAACCAGTCACCCCACCAACCGTGGTAATTGTAAACGTTCCCTTTTTGAGCAACCCGTATTGACCCGATGTTATTGTTTCAGTGCTTGGTAAAGACAATGTGGCGTAGTCAACTCCTGTAACATCCATAATTGTTCTGTAAATCGTGCCCTTGGACAACGTTTGATTAAAAAACACGTTGTCAAATTCAAACAAAGTGTTGAGTGCGTTTGTAACGTCAGTGAGAACACTACTTGCAATAAAACCATCTAACACATTTACTGTAGTAGTAATATTTACTGCCGTAAGGTTGACTACGCTGGCGGCGGTGACGTTTGCCCCAATCATTTGGCGTGGTTCGTAATAATTTACAATTGAGTTTCTTAATTCAGTACTAACAAGAATAGAGTCACTTTCGTAACTTAGATAATTGTTTACAAACGGCACGGCATAAACAGTAACCGTTCCAGAATTGTAGGATGCAGTGCCCTTTGCAACACCACCTACGTTTAATACAAGCGCCTTGTAATCGCTTAGTGATACCGCTCTGTTTTGTGTAGCAAACGCATTAGGAATGTTTACACGAAGTGATTCCAACGACTCTGCGTTTAAACCACCAGTCGCAACCGAAGACGAAAACACTGACAAGTACTGACTAGGTGACGCTTGAAACTGTGTTATCCTGTTGATTTCAATGTTTCCAGACGCTCCAACGCCGTAACGGTAGGACGCAACAATAGACTGACCTGGGTTTGGAATCTTACCGTTGACTCCGTTTCCAAACACTATTTCGGTTTCGTTGTCGGCATTAATGTTAACTGTGAACACTTTTGAATTTGATGCCGCATCAATAAGTTTATTAATGTACACATATTCAACGGCAGACGGGCTGCCGTTTACAACGGGGCCTTCTAAAACAGAAATTGCTACGCTATTACCAATTACGTTTGGGTAGTACAAAAAGAATCGTTGGTTAGCAAGACCGTTAGATGTGCCCACTGTTTCATCAACAACTATTTGTCCTTCTACAACAGGAATGGCGGGGTTAAGTGATGCCGAAGCCGAAGCCGAAGAGGTAGATGAAAAATACACAATTGGAGAAGTTGTTGTAGCAGGGGCAACAAAAACAGTGCCAGAAGGGATAACTACTGTTTGATTTGCGGGAACGTTAGAGCCGTCTACAACAACAGTTGCCGCTGCTGCTGTTTGTAATTGTGGAGCGTAGTCAAACAAACTTGCCAATGCCAACAACGATTCACGCTGCGTAGCCGTTGTAATAAAAGCCTCTTTAGCAGAACGGTCTACGTAATAATGAAGAACGTCGGCAAAATAAGCCCACAAGTCAACTAACAATACTCCAAAATCAGACGGGTCACGGGAAGTCCATTCAGGAACAATCTCAGAGGCACGCAACAACAAATCATTTTTAATTGATTCGTAATCCCTATTTGAATAATTGATAGACGCCATTAGATTTCACTTTCTTCAGTAAACATTGTTCCAACCGTTAATTTTACCGTAGACACAGTTCTTGGAGCAACGACGTACTTAACAACAAGCGTCATTGTGTTGTCGGGATTGTAAATGCTGTCCGACTCGTCCTGTAGGTAAAAGTCGGTTACTTGTCCAAAAGACAAATACGTGTTTACGTCACTTAATACATCTGTTCTGTAATCTTGCAAAAGCAATGGGTCAACTATTTCAAATATCCACGATGACAAATTACCACCGTATCCAGCACGCATAATTCGTTCGCCAGTAGTTGTCATAAAGTAATCTGCAATTTGCTGTTTTACAATGTTGTCAATACTGTTTGTTTCAGCAACCGACCCAAATTCAAACCTAAAAGGTACACTAAAAGTTTTCACGCCAATGCCTCCAGTATTTGAGCCACCTGTGTTTCCAAGGCGGCAATCCGTTCTTCTAGTTTAGACGTTCCTTCGGTCTGAATCCAGAAGACATTCGTAAACGTATTGTCGTCAGTTCCCACCAGTATTTGATTCCCTACTTCTGGAACCGACCACCCTGAGTTTGTTAAAGACCTACCAAATAATGACAGCGCTATCTCGGAGTTGCCCAAAACGGCGGGTATTATTACACGAACCTGACCAGACGCCGAATCAGCATAAGTTACCACTGCTCGGTGCGGCCCTCCAGAAACAACCCCGTGAATGTGCTTAGTTGTAGACATTTGCGTATTCCTTTTGTTGAACCCACGTGTTCTTTATAAGTATTGGCAAAGGGGCAGGAGCGTACCTCTGCACCAATGGAAACTTAGGTAGTACTTCGTAATTTCCTTTCTTTTTTAATTTTAACAATGTAGTTAATGAGTCGGTTAACAATTCGTGCGAAACAGACTCAACATACCAAAAACCATCAAATGTTCCCTTGTATCCGTTGATGTTGACAACTCCACCAGGTCTTATGGACGGGTCTCCAAAAATCAACACGTCTGCAAAGTGTTGATTCGTTTCTTTAATTTTGGATTGTACGTACCTTTTTGCCTTTTCAAAAGAATCTACGCTGACCGACAAAGTGTTATTGAACCTACTTGTCTCAGTAATTGCAGTGGATTGCGTATCTGTTATTTGAAAAGCATCAACATTAGACAATGTTCCATCGTCGTTTAAGTACGTCACTGTTTTATTACCAACTTGTGCCACAACATCAGAAGCACCGATTGTTGATTCTATTGAGATAATATCCCCAGGAGACGGAGAATATACAACTTGTTTGTTTAACGTTCCCTGTAGTACGGTGTACGAAGGTTGGTGTGCAAATGCCTTATCAATATCCCAAATATGGATGTGGGCATTGCTAAGTGTTACGCAATAACCTAATTGATTGCACGCCTTAACAAGCAGTTTCCATAAAGATTCTTCCGTTTGAACAAGTCGTTTGAACACATACGTATCTTTTGGAATGGTGTAACCAAACCGATGTTGTCGTGCAATCGTTGAAACAATTGTTTCCAAAGAGACATTTTCCCATGCCGTGGAGTCTACGCCACGCAAAAGATGCGACGAACCAATACACACCATGGTGTAAAGTTGAAAAGGTTGACGGTCAACAGTACCCTCGTGCGTCACTGAACGTGCCTCTACATGGGACACGTACCCAAAAAATTGAAGTTGTTTACCTCCGCTAATTTGTACAACCAATTGAATTGGTTTGTCTACGTATTGATGAATGTACTCAGTCGGGACACCAACCAGTTCAAGTGTTGCAACATCGTGTTGATTTTCTGAAAAGGAAACTTTAATACGTTGAACAGAGCGAGTAGAAAACGGCGCATCGGCTAGACGAACGTCCCATTTAATACCAAGAGTAGATAAGTTTGTTGTAATCACAACAACGGAATCCTTACGACGGTTCCAGGGTTAATAGAATCTGGAAACTTAATTTGTGGATTGTGTTCGGCAATCATCCAATAACGTTGTTCATCGTTTAAATAATTTAAAGCCAGTGATGCAAAGGAATCTCCCTGCACCGTTACATGCGTAAAATACGAACGAGTAACAACGTTTTTAGGAAGGGATACAAGACGTGATTCATTGTCAACTGTATCGTAACTGTTTAGGTATCTAGGCATTATGCAAGTCCAAAGGGGGAGACAGTTAAGTCCCATATAGTGTTTTGAACAGCAGGATTAAGGCTATTTACTAAAAACGGAGCATCATCAGTATATTGAGAAGTAATTCTATTTGTTAACTTATACGTGTTGCTGTTTACAGTCATGCCAAATTCATAATATAAAGTATAGTCGTACGCCTTTGGTAAAACGTCACTGGTATCTTTTGGTCTAACCCAATACACTTTAAAAAAATCGGTGGCGTCGGTTTTTGATTTTGGTGCTTGACGACGCCAACCATTAGTTGTGCCTGGGTCAAGTGGATGAGGGGTGTAACTTTTACCGTTTGCCATTTTTTTACCAACGGGAACCCACGTTCTCCAAGCAATAGACCAATTGTCAATTTCTTGAGAACTTAACGTTTTAATGTCTATTTCGTATTTTTGCGGTGCTCGTTTATTAGAGGAATAAAGTATATACAATTTTGTTAATTCTAAATTAAACAAATGAAAAAAAGAATTATCTGGTAACGATGCTACTCGCTGAGTTCCAGTTGATTTTACTAAAGGATGTAAAAACCTAAAACTAACCATTAATGGCGTGTATGTATACAATGCGTCAGCCGATGGCACTTGAGTTTTTTGTACAAAGGCATCGCTGTCACCAGGATTTCCTCCCGCTTTTCCCAGCATGTTTCTTAGTTGACCTTCCAACACTTTTTCTTCCGCCATTTCTAAATACGTTTTAGCAGTTGTTGGTGTAACGTTTATTTTAGTACCGTCCTCTATTTTGCTAAACGTGTTCCACCACTGACGCAACGTTATGTATCCTTGACTGTTTCCAGCATAACGCTCATTACTTCCATTAGTTTTTTCCCATGTGTTAGTTGGGGCCAGCACTTTTGTGTAGTCAGAATCTTGGTTAGGCATGTCTAAATTGTAATAGTCACCCGATAATCCTCTGGCAGGCGGGTCGTCATTGGAATGATTCCACAACATTTGCACATGTGTAATATCTTTAACATATTTAAGCGCATCAATTTTTGATTGAGCACTACCTTGTGAAGATGGCGTGACAACTGACTTGTACCAATCTGCCAAACTGTCCGTTAAGAAAGCCTTACGCTTGGCAAATCCAAAATACAACGCCTGAACCGTGCAGTTAACTTGACAAATTGTTGGAATCATTTGATGGCTAAACTTTTGGAATGCCACGGCAGAACCAGTAACAAAACCCTCAACCATAAACAAATCGCCAAACACAATACGAACAGGTAATGGATTAATAAACGCAGAGTTTCCAAAGTTCTTTTCGGACAATGTTTTTTTAAAAGCGGCTTCACTAAATGGAGTGCCTTGAACAAATTGATTGTTCTGGTTTGCGTTGGTTCCTTGACCAGCCAACGACTGTTGAATTTCAGCAACTTTTGCATTAAACTTTGCAATGGTCTCTATAACATCTTGAGAAATACCTTGACCAATTATTTTGTCAAAAATAGAAAGGTCGTGCAGCACCCCAGAATATTGTGGGTTACTCAATTCCCCAAGCATTGACTGAGTTGTAAAATCGGCAGAACTAGAAAAAGTAAGGTCGTTTGCAGGAGCATTTTTAAATCTAAATTCCAAATCTCGGTCACGATTTGCAACTTCGTATTCACGATTAAAGGTCATTGTAAAATTAAATGAAGCCGTTCCTGGAACAGGCTGAGTCAGGTTTGCAGGGTTTTGCAGCAATGGGTTTACCGCTCCCTGACTTTGCGCCACGTTACGTTCAATATATTCTGGATTAAATTGAAAGTTTAAACGCACATTACCAGTCCTTTTCGTTCCTAGAACCGTGTTATTTCCGCCTGTGTCAAACAGAATACTTCGCATAAAACCACGTCGCATTTTTGACAACGGTCTAAATACGTCGTTTTTTCCTCCCATGTTTTTGTTAATATGTGGAGGCTTACTACCAGGAAAAAAGAAGGGATGATTGGCCTTACCATCTTCTGGCTTACCCTGACTTTCTAAAAGTCTTCCATAATTAGGAAAATTGACATTTTTTAAATCCTCGTAATCTTTACTGGTTGGGTTATAATTACTCACGATGTCCTCACATTCATCATTTTAACTTCACGTTCAATAAGTTTAGATACTTCTTTTGCTAACTTGGTGGCATCTATTGGGATAGAACCAGATGCCGTCATGTTAATTGTAGGATTAATATTAAACGTTGAATTGTTGGTTACCGCTTTCATAGATGCGGAAGTTGTTGGTGATGTAGCCGATGTTGGCTTAGGGGAATAATCAAAAGGGTCACCAATAGTGGAGATTTTAGTACCTGGGCCTAAGTATTTTGACGGTAATTTGCCAACACCAGGCCAATTAACTTGTCCCTTAACAATTCCCTCATAACCATCATGTGCCATTACTGAATCAAGATGGTACTCCACTCCCAATCTTTGATTTGCTATCGTATCGTTTGCATGGTCAGCCCATTTTGAAGTATCGTAAGTTCTTCCGTGCAATCCTTTTTTATCAGTAGAAAGACCAGCAAGACCCTTTTTAATGCGATTCCAGTTGTAGTCGCTTATGTTAAAACCACCCCAAAACGTTCCGTGTGAATTAGTTGTTGATGGACCACCTACTTTATAATTTCCACCTGTTTCATTTTTAAGCAATGCGTCTATATCCGCAGCCTTAAAATCTTTAGGAACAAAATAACCCCAACCACCATATGCTGGAGTCGTTCTGTAGTAGAAGCCAGGAGGAATTTTACCAGGGCTGTATGCAACTTTATTTGGCGTTCCCGTATTTAATCCACCTCCAGCGCCTGCAAAATTACCTTCTGGACTATTATCAAACATGATTACTTGTCGCTCTGCTGCAAAAGAGGCCATGGATTCAGCAATGGACAACTGCGATTTAATCGCCGTTGACAGTTCAATACCACTAGTCATCTGACCAGCAGTTTGACCATATGGACTTGTTTCCCTAGTTTCTCCAGTAGTTCCAGATTGATACCTACCAATACCACTTCGGTCAGTTCCCAGCGGCGCTCCGCCCTCCTCGTAATTTCTACGACTGGCAGGAATTACACTAGGCTGAACGTGCCAAGGCTCATCGTTACGTGAAAACTCATCAAGACCGTATTTACTTGCATTTCTTTGCAACCACATTACATCTTCATTAGATGCAAAGTTAAGGTCTGCTGCCAAGCCAATTTCATGGTACGACAACCCTGGAGGGGCAGTCATTGGTTCACCAGGTTTCTTTTCCCAATATGACCCTTCAAAATACGTGTTTGTTTTTCTGTCTGTTTTAACGTAACGTGACCTAAACAATGCGTCCTGTGTTTGCGGGCTTCGGTAAGCACCCCCTTTCATAATGGTGATTCCAGGGCGGTCTGTCATCAAACGCTCCAACGGCTCACGCAACGTTGGCTTTAGTTGTGACAAAAGAACGTTTTGATTTCCAGCACGAACTTTATTAGTTGGATTCCTAGCCTGAATACGTCCTGTTCCTGCACCTTCACCACCGTCACCAAGAACACCGCCAATAGCCATCAAGGGAATACCAATCTGCGGAAAGAATGGGGCCAAGCCCATTCCTAACATCTGTGTCATTTTGGCAATTGGGTTTCCACGTATTGAGGTGCGAGCACCAATAATGCTTGACAAAAAGTCTTCAAACTTCTCTAACGCCTTGTTGGTTGCTTGAAGGTTCTTTTCCATTTGTGCATAGTTGTCTGCCTGTCGTTTGTACATTTGTTCTTCACGACTTACTTCAGTGCGGGTAGTTTCTTCCTCTTGAGTTGCGTAGTTTCCTTCAATTCCCATTATGCTACGGTGTGTTTTATTTGATGGGTCGTAGTAGCCCTGACCGCCACGTTCTTTAAATGAGATATTAGATTCTGCGTATTGAAGGAGCATGTCCTGCGCCCCCTCGTCCAATCCAGCCATTGACAAACGTTGGCGAAGAACCGACCCAGGCTGACGACCACCTTGGATTAATTCACGATTGTTCAAACCAAGCCGTTGAATAAGTTCTTGATTTACCTGCATTGCCGACTTTTGTTGACCACCAATGCCGTAAAGACTTGTTCCCGTCATCATAAACATTCGGTTTACAGTGTCGGCCTGCGCCATGCTTTCAATGTAATTAGTAACGTCTCCAGCACTTGCTGAATAGCCCGTCAATGCACGCAATGATTCCATAGAACCTGCCTGCATGCGTGCGTTCAAACCAGTACGAGACTGCATTGCTAACAGTTCATTGATACCACCATACCCAAGTTTGTACTGTCGTAATGGGTCACGCAAATCACGTTGTACTTGTCCTTGGCTCATGTTGTATTGCTGTTGTAACACGACACTCAAACGGTCAGCAGGCAAAGCGTATTGTTTGTTTCTGTCTACACGGTTATCAATTTCTCTAATAGCCATTTGTAGAAATTCAAAACCCTTTGAGCCAGTAATCCTTTGTAAAGCATTACCACCACCAGCCGTTTTAGTACCACCACTTGCGGCTGCGGCTGCTGCTCCAAGTCCAGGAGGGCCTATTCCCAATTGAGCCAAAATAGCAACCGCATCGGCGGCTTCGGTGCTTATTCCAGAACCACCAGTTCCAGGAGGAGGCGCAGATGCCGCAGGGGGCATACCTTTTGACGTGTCTATGTACCCAGAGGAATCAGCGGTACCACTCACTTTGCCCACAGCAGTGGCTGCTTTATTTAACTGGGTAGTAAGGTCCTTTGCTTCTTTAGTAAGGGCCTTAAACTTGTCTTTAATCTTTTTTACATTGCTGTCAAGTTTGGTAAGTTCTTCGTTAAGACCTTTTAGCATGGTCAAGTCAACGCTGAGTCGTGAGTTGACAACGGAGTTGCCCATGGCACTAGCCGCAGTGCCTTCAGCAGCACTATTGCCGCCAAGACCTCCTGTTGCTAAGTTAGGCTCGTTGTTGTCTACCACGGATTAACCTCCAGTAGAGTTTTTCCAACGAGCCATACGAAACCAGTACGCTCGTTGTCTTACTGTCATGGATTTCAGGTCTTCTAGACCAAAACCTCCATACGTAGAGGCAATCGCTTCGTACTCCCAATATATTTTGACTAGATTAGCCAAATAGAAGTGAGACCCAATCTAGTGCTAATACAATTTTAGCATTACAGTGGGCGCATTGGGTTTCCACCTCTTTCATACGAGGCCCTGGCTGCGCTGAGAAGAGGGCTTTGACCAATTTGTTACGGTCAGCCAATGACAATCCCCTTGCCCACGCCTCTTTGTCGTTATCATTTTTACCTTGTAATACAACGCAACGAGAAATAATGTATGTATTTTGTTCCGCAGTAGTCTTTCCCCTTTTACTGGCGACTTGACTGTCTCCTCCAGTTGGATATTTCAATTCCACAACCGTGCTGTTTTTTAATTTTATTTTCATTGTTTCGTGTAAATCGTGTTTTGGTTCTTCCATTTTAAAATCATTTTCAAGGTCCATTGTTACGTCGTTACTACCCTCACACTCACGACAAGATACTTGAAACTCACGATGACGCCCATAAGTCGCTTTTAACACGCCAAGAAACAACAAGTCACGGTCACCGATGATAAGTTCATCAATTATTTCTGCACGACCTAGCACATCAATGTTTCCAATAGATGTCACGCCTCGTTTTAGCATGTTCGTCATGTATTCAGAATACGATACGCCTTTTTGCACGTCAAAAGCCGCCAACGCCTCCTCATCAGTGCCGTTTAATTCCCTGACTACTGCCGACATTTGCCATTCGTTATCAAGAGGGCTTAAAAGACCACGCATTAAAGCAACTTTAAGACTTGTTGGAAGGGCTACACGTGGTGCTGGCTCTACCAACGCCTCGTTAAAAGCGACAGCCGATGATTGTGTACTGTTCATATTGTGCTCCTATTTAACTTGTAAAGTTGTATTACCCTAGTTGTGCTAACGCATCCAATTCTGTTCCAGTAAAGGCAATTACAAAACCCTCATGATGGATAGTCATTTGTTGAATCAGGATACCGTTATCACCAGCATTGAGACCGTTCATTGCAAAGACACCAGGCCAGCAATTGAAGAGTTTAAAACCAAGTCGGGCAACACCAGGCTTAGTATCATCCGCAGGAAGGTCAGTTCGCTGATAGTAACCGCCATTGTTATCATTTGCGGTGTAGGGGTGGTCAAAAACTCTCACAATAATGTTACAACGATAATCATTTGCGCCGCCCATCATCAATAGTCCAGTGCTTCCTGCCACCCCTGCTCCCTGCTGCCACGAATGCATAAAGGTCTGCCATTTCCACATTTGCGATTGATTGGCAAACACACCACGACTGAACGAAACTGGCGGAAAGTCCGACTGACCCACCATCTTATGTGGATGGGTGTTCATGCCGCCCTCACGGTAGGCAATGAGTTCGTTGGTGACGCTAAGTCCCGACATTTCTGCAAAGCCAAGACCACCCAAACCACCAGTGTGAGTGGTTAAATGGGTATCACCCACAATCTGAATTTGAAATTTAAAGTTACGAAGAGGGTCTGTACGCTGTGAAATAGGCATTATTACTCCTTAGACGTTTTCCGTGAGGGTAGAGCCGCCAGTGAACTGGCTGACTTCAATGACAATGAATTCGGCGGGAGTTTGCAGTGCAACCCCGACCTCAACATGGACTTCCCCGTTTTCAATCGTGGTTGACGTGTTGTTTGTTGAATTACACAAGATGTAAAACGCTTGTGCAGCAGTTCCACCCTTGAGTCCACCTGCCGACCAGAATTCAGAAAGAAATTTGGACAGGCGAACTTCAATGGTTGTCCACAAACGGTCATTGTTTGGCTCAAAGACGGCAAACTCGGTCAACCGTTTGGCCTGTGCTTTGACGTAGTTCAAACTACGACGAGTTGGAACAAATTTGGTGATGTCCGTCTTCTTCAAAGTACGAGCACCATTGACAATGACACCAGCGCCTGGAACCGCTTTCAGCGTGTTCACATGTGCGTCGTACATTGTTCCTTGCTCGGCCTCTGTGAAGGTGGTCACAAGACCAAAGGCTCCACGCAAGTCGTATGCATAGCCAGCAGGTGCTTTGGCAACCGTTCGCTCAGCCTCAACACGTGAGTATAGTCCAAGCAATGCACCACCAGGGGCGGTGTCACGGATGGCTGCCGCACCAGTCTTAGATGGGTCTACCATCTTCAATTTGGGGTAATACACAGCCCCATACGAAGACGCACTGTATCCGCTGATTGCTGAAACAGCATCAGCGCCATTTGTAACCGTAGCGGGGTCAATGACCACAAACACATCACCACGGTTTTCTGCGTACGTGAGAGCGTTGTTTACTACGGCAGCCGTCGTCATATTGACAAGGTTGAGAACCAACTCTTCCGTGACGGAATCAAAACGACTTACCGCATCATTCCAGTCGCTGTTTGCAACGCTGACTCCATCAGAACCAGAAGCAAGAGCGGAGTTGGCAGCCGCAGTAACGGTAAATGCCGACGTGTACGCAGCAACGTTGGAAACACGAATATACGTTGAATACGTGTTAACTACCGTATCCAAATAGCGATTTGACGATAGGTCAAGACTGACCTCACTCCAACGCTCAACCTCCGTTCCATCCAGTTTTACAATGAGGTTGAATGTCGGCTCGTTACCAGTGACAAGACCAGCAGTAGTAGTAACAGTAAGGCTGTTACCCCACACGCCAGCGTTTTCAGCAGAAACTTTAAACACTGTAGTTGAGCCACCACCGTTAACAGTTCCAGCCACGTTTACAGAGGCGGCTGCGGCATGAGATGAGTCATACACACGGGACACAAATGCACTGCGACCACCATTTGTAAAATAGTGATAAACGGCGTACGGCAAATCGTAGGCACTATCAATGTCCCCGTACAGTGCCTTGTACGCAGTCCACGAGTTCACTCGTGTTGGGACAACTGGACCACGAGAAGCCGTGCCGACAAAGCCAGCAGCAACAGTAGCCGCACCAACGGTGGACGTGGTGGAAAAAGCGCCTTCTGAGACGTAAACGCCAGGTCGTGAATAAGCCATTGTGAATTACTCCTTAGAAAAAGTATACCTTAAATAACGGGACTTTACACGTTGTTGCATGCTGGTTATCCATAAAAACATCAATTAGAAAAAGATTCCGATGAGGTTTCATCCATCTTGTAAACACTTCCATTGACACTGTTTATTCGCTCAACATTGCCAATAACTTTCGTCACCGCTTTGCGACCAGCGACATGAGATGATGGAATCTCGGCAGTCATTTGTACGGTGTAAACTTTGCGGAAAATGCGCTTTCGGTAGCCCGCTTCTGGGTCAAGTAGGTCAGCCGTAGTCCAGTCCAACAGGTCCAAGCGACGAATGGTATTATCAGCACCAATGTCAATAAAATTACGACGCCAAGGGAACACCTGAGTAAGTATCTTTGCGGTCATTTGGCGGTCATGTAAGGCGGTTCTGGTAAACGTTGATACCTGATACAGCAAATCCACTGGCACGTGTTCGTTGGCTTCCAAGTATGCATAATTGTTTTTACCAGTTTTAAAACTAAAGTCAGTAGAAACGCTGGGCCAATAATCCATACGATTGGGTGAGTTGGCTGGAATGGCTGGAGCATTACCAGCCCCAGTCCTAAAAAAGATATCTGATTCGGAGTGTTGTCTGTTACGAGCGTGGATAATATCAATATGTTCAATAGTGATAAACGGATAAGAACGTTCTGTTTCGCCTTCTGGATAACGAAAAAAGACATCTACTGAACGGGAATTATTACGGTCATCGGTGACTGTTAAATTACTAAGAATGGCTTTTATAGCCTCATCTTCAGCAAGGAGTAAGCCCACACGACTCATCGGTACTTTTCCTTTAGTTTAGCGTGTACTTTATTAGCAATACGGTCACCAAGTTCTTTTTGATTACTGACGGTATGGGAACGCAACAGGGGTTGCGGGGCGTTTTGTTTTGGTACGCCGTACTCCAAATCAGTGGCTACTTTGGCGCTCTTTGTATGTTGGTCCATTACACCAAATTCAAAATTACCAGTTTTTTCGTTGTACCTTGATTCAAGGTCAGACGACACCTGTGCCCATGCTGTGCTGGACTCTTTTGCCTTTTTACGAAGTTCTTTGGTTTCTTCTTGAGACACTTCCTTAATGGACTTAGCCAACGCCTTTGCGTACTCTTTGGAAAGAAACTCTGCGTACTTTACAATTTCTAAAGTGCCCGATAAAAAAGACGGTCTAGAAGAACGGGCAGACGGCATTGACATAGTGCTCATAGCACTCCGATTCTTCTAGGCAGTTGTACCCTTTGACGCTCGCCAAAGTTAAATCAAGTTTATCAGATAGTAGGAAGCAAGGAAGGCCAAGGCAGAGACGAAACGCCATTGAACGTGGTCGTAGGGTCAAATGGGTATTCTTGGTTCATATACACTTCCAAACCTTCAACAACGATAATAACGTCGTCTCTCATGCGACCACGCACTTTGTACGATGTTACAGTAAAGTACCTACCGTCGTAAATGAACAAATCGTTGAGGTGTTGTTTATACTCAAATAAGTTGGTAATGCCAGCACGCCTAACCTCGTCAACAGATGCTACAAAATTAGCAACTTCAATTGGTTGACGACCTTCTGGAATTGCACGTTTCTGGTCCTCTGTTTCCGTAATCATAAGCACGGGGATGCTGACACCATCTTTATATTTTCTGCCGCCATCGCCCCCAATACCTTCGTTGTATACAGGGTCGTAAAACGACTCACTTGCACTTGCTGCCGCCCCAAACGGTAAAAACTCGTAATACACAACATGCTCACCAGCCTGTCGGCTGTATTCCCGATAGTGTTTTCGGATAAGATTTAGTTCAGTACGAACATCCATCAGAAATGCCCAGTGTTGTAAAGACTGCCTGGTGGCGTTGTATCAACTAATACGTCTTCACGCAGGTCGTCCTCTTGGTCAGAGATGTCAATAGTGCCCTTATCACGGTCTGGAAACACACGCCTAATCGGACCGTAATCCCCAATCTCACGGGCAGCATAGATGGGCACGTAGCGGTTGGTCGTACGAGAGACACGGCTGAGGTTGAGAACCTCAATACGTTGAATACCGATGTTGAGTGCCCTGGCATGGTTATCGTATTCTTTCTGCCAATACTCAAGAAGGCCTTGCACCATTCGGTAACGTTGACTTCCAGGAATATGCACCGACTCAGACGTCATGACGTCAATGTCACGGCTGTATTCTCCTAGCAACGACCACAGTGCCTTGACTACGGTTGCTAATCCAATGGTGTTGATAACGATGTTGGACAGGTTTTCAAAAGGAATGTTTAAGTTATACACGTGTTCTTCAATGGCGTGTTGTGCATAATACGTCATGTCGTTGGGTGAAACCCATTCGTAATAGTAACCCTCAACCATGAGTCTGCTGCCAGCGTCGGGAGTTGAAGTCAGGCGAACGACTCCGTTTCGTGTATCTAGCGAAAACGCTGATGCCGCCAATTCGTTTGCAACATTGGACGTATATACGGCAATGTACAAACTGTCTTTGTCAATGTTTGGGTAGCCAAGTTCGTAGGTACGTGAAACGTTGTCAAAGGCACTTTGAAAAAAACGTGGAAAGTCACGAATATACGAACGTGCTAGTTCCGCAATCCTATCCGTAAGTTCCTGGTCAAAGTATGCCATATGTTATTCGTCTGACGAATCTGGACCAGGAAGAGTGTCTTGTTCTGGAAAGTTAATAGAGGGTTGCGCCTCACGGTGACGACGAACGGTTGTTCGTTTAATGGCTATCATGTCCTCAACCGTTCCAGTAGGACGTGGAATTGGGCGCTCTAAAGACACGGCGTATCAGGAATACACTTGACCAGCAATAACGATGTTTGCGTCGTCTCCACTAACGGAAGTGACAATTGTTGCGTTAACCCACTCCGAACCGTTCCACTGCAACACTTGGTTGGTAGATGGAGAAGGGGCGGTAACATCAGAAAGACTGTCAAGCGTTGTTGGAACTGGAACATTAGAAAGAGTAAAGGCACGCTTATCAATAATGTCATTGGTAACAATTGATTCATTGGTTCGGCGCAAAATTGCTGCCAACACAATGTCGGCGCTTGGAAGGGGTGGAAACACAGGATTGGTGGTGCTTGCAACTCCAGTGATTGTTTGAATGGTTACTGCGCTGCTTGCAAAACGGGCAACCACAAGGTCAAACCTGTTGCCAGAAGACGGGGCAGCAGATAAGGCGTATGCTCCATTGGCAGAAAGAGCATAATCTGTGCCCTCGTAAGCAATGGTTCCAGCAGCAACGGCAACGATATTACCAGATACGGCGGTTATCGCACCGTTAGAAACAACGCCCTTTCGTCGGTTCCCAATAATTTCAAAATCAACACGGTCTGGCTCAGACTGGTCAAGCGTTGATTTATCTGTATCTGGGGCGTTGGGGATTGTAAACCCTGCCATGTTACTCCCTACTCAAGAGTGTCGTAAATATTTCCATTCTTACGCAGGTAGTTGTACAAGTCTTTAGGAATATTGAATTGTTTTCCATCCACAAAATTATACACTGAACCACCCCAATACATGGTCCATGAGCCTTTAATACGGCCTTGTTTTAAGTTGCTTTCCTCCGTAGGAACGGGCATTGCAACTTCAACCTCAGTCTCATCTTCAACAGGTTCCGCAAACGGGTTATTTTTTCTAGCCATAGTTGTCTCCTAATTGTATTTCATAAGTATATCGGGGTCGGCGGTGTTACTTACCACCCAACCAACCCCAACTACCTGAACTATCGCTATCAGGAGGACCCGATTGCGCCACCCTTGGTGTTGATAAGCACACGGCTCTCGTGCGTGATGACTCCGAAGCCCCAGATGGCATACCATGCCAAACCGTGCTCACGACCAAAGTCAATGACGCCACCGTCACGTAGTTCAACAGGAAGTGCGATTGCTTGACCGAAAGCGTTGTCACCAATCATGATGGCGCTGTACGAGTCGGCAGTCGGGTCTTGGACACCAGCGCTGCTGGGGTTCACGTCCACCGAACCGTTTGGTCCCTTGAGCACTTGCGTGGTCTCAATGAACACAACGTCGTAGAGGCGACCAATTTCACCCAGCATGAAGTTGCCAGGAGCAGCGTACTTGGTGACTTCAATGAACTCAGGCCAGTCACGGAGCGAGCGGCTCTGCGACGGGTGGACGAAGCACACGTAGGTGTCGCCCAAGCGAGGAATGTTTTGACCTGCCAAAATCTCAACTGCATCTTTGATGGTTGCAGGCGAGAGGTAGCCAGGGGCTGCCGCAGTGCCAGCGCCGCTGTACTCGTACGGGGCGATGGAACCACGGGTAGCACCGTTGGTCAGACGACCAAAGACCACGCTTGGCGGAACGGCTGAGCCGCCACCAAATGGGACTCCTGAAGCGTATAGCGTGTTACGTGCCTGAATGTCCATGGACTGTGCCATGTGACGACCAAGGAGACGTGAAGCCGACGCCATGACGTCATCAAACGCTGCGTTGAGCAACAGTTCAGTGACGGCTAGTGCGTTGCCTTGTTCCTTGACCGTAATTTGAATCTGCGAGGCAGACAGAGCGTTTGGCTCCAAGCGCACACCTTCAGTCAATTCTGCGCCAACAGAAGCGTTGGTTGAAAGGTTGGTGTAACGCATGAAGTTTACGGTGAGACCAGGCATCACGCCAAGTTCGGTCTTTTTCACTGCGAATTGTTCAAAACGCAGAACGGGCATTGCTTGGAACAAGATTTCCTTGCTCCAAATTACCTGAATTGCGGGTGACAGCGTGGCATCGGATGAGTAGCCAGTCGTCGTAATTGACGCTAGGTTTGCTCCCGTGATTGAACCACCTGCTGGTGCTGGAAGTGCCATTGGAAAATATCCTCCGTAGATAGTTGTTGTTTATTGGTTGTTTGTTCTAAACGGCTTCGTTAAAAACGTCCCCGTGAAGAACGTGCGTTCAAGAGTCTTTCACGCATTTTCTGATACTGTTCCATTGACATATTCCGAATATCTTCGGCTGTTAACGTGTGCTGTTCCATCTGAGTTTCCATTGGCCCAACGGGTGGGGCTGTGACCCCCGCACCCTTTAAGCGACTTTGGGTCTCCGCCGTCGCCTTTTGAACATTTTCAAGAATAGCAGAACTAACGTCCTTGAACTTGTTAATCTGTGATTCAATCTCATCTTCACTTGAACCACTAACCAGATTAATAAGTTCAGGAATGATGTACTCTTGTTCTTCTTGCATGCGACGACCAATGTAATTTTGTAACTCTTGGTGGCGGCGCTCCTTCTCCAAAAGGGCAGCCTGTGCCTGACGGTCACGGTCAATTTCCTCAAGACGTGCCCTCCACTCCGCCTCAACCGTGTTGAGTTTTTGATTAAACTCAGTCTCTTGACGAAGGAGTAGTTCCTTAGCCGATAGTTCCTCAAATTCCTTTTCTTTAATAGCCTTGGCTTCCGCCTTTGCCCGCTTTTCCGCCTCTTTAAGGGCAGACTCACGTTCGTCTGACATGACCTTAAGTTGCTGTTCAAGGACTTTGACACGACTATCCGCATCATCAACTTTCTTGTACAACTTGTCCTTTTCCTGTTTACGAATGTTTTCCACTTCGTCTTCAGTGAACGTTCGCTTTTGCGGCTGCTGACCAGTTACTTCAGCAGCCTCATTTTTGAATGCGTCAGTCGCCTCTACTGGAATGACGACTTCATCCTGTGCTTGCTTTGCCATATGTGCTACCTCGCTAGTTTGGCTGATATTAACTTGTGTAATTAAACGTTTTATTCTTCACTAGGATTACGACGCTGGGCCAACCTTGCGCCATAAGCCCTACTAACCAATTGATTCATCAGTTCTGATTCTACAGGGCCGACAGCCGTTCCAGGCATGCCCGCTCCAGAATCTCCCGTAGATGACACGCCAGGACCACCTGCCGATGTCGTTGCGGGTCCCTCACCCCCTGGCGCCATGCCCGTTGTGAGCATAATCGCCATTTGGATTTGAGAATTAAGCATGGTCAACGCACCTTGGTCAATAGCATCGTCCATGAGTTCTTCAAAGATTTCTTCCATCTTTTCGTTCGGGAACTCCTCGCCAAGGGTACGCAAGGCGCCCCGTTTGGACTCCAAACCAAGACCCATCTTTGCTTGCACCTCGTTGAGTTTGATAAGCACGTCAACGGGAAGGGGTTCAGGCCAATGAATAGTAGTTTTGTAAGTAATGGGGTCTGTTGGGTCTAATTGAGTTAAATGGTCACGTTCTGGACGGGCTGCCCGCATCGGGTTGTATACAAGCATTTCTGGTCGGAAGATAGCAGCAGTACGAATGATAAGTTCGTTAGTGCGCTCAAGTCCTTTTGTGAAGTGCGTTTTCTTCATTGAGTAACGATTCATCAACGGCTGGTACTGTATAGCCAAAGCCACACCGCTGGTATTTGAAACAGGCTGAAATTGTCCCAATGCTGCTTCTGGAATGCCCGTAATTTCATGCATCGTTCGCTTCAAGAACTGAATGTATTCCAGCGCCCCAGCCATTTCTCCACGAGATTCAAGGTTGAATACTTGTGCATCCTTGGGCAAACCTGCCCAAACTTTCTTAGGACCACGCTCAAGTTGACTTGCTTTAGCACCAGTAATAATGGTGACAGGAGCAGCGTGATAATTAATAATGTCAGATACTTCCGTCATTTTTTCGTTAAGTTCACGATTCAACGGAATGATGTCCCAAACGTCCGATTGTCCCCAAGGCGACGATGAAATGCTCACATTGGGAATATGCACAATTGGAATTGAACCGATGGCATTGGGGTATTCATCAATCAATTCGTCATTGATGAACTGCTGTACCATCTCATCAGACAAGATTTCTGTAAAGGTGTAGACCTGTCGTGTCCCCTCAGCAGACGTTCCCCAGAAACGATATTTAAGTTTAAACCTTAACAATCTGTCACGGTCATGCGGATGGTATTCAGGAAAGCAGTGTGCTGGGTTAAGTGGAATGATACGAATACGGCCCTCGTGAGGGACGCCAACGCTGTCTACAAATGGTTCTTCATAAGCAACCTTAATAAAGCAGTCCCCAGTTACACCTGCCAATTGCCCCATTTCCCACAACACTTTGTGCTTGTTGTTGTGACCGTTCCAAACGTCATCTAACAAGTGGGGAATGATGGCAGTGTTTTGTTCAGGACACTTAAACTGAACACCCTTACCAAAACAAAAGTTAGTAATGTAATCCGCCATTGTGCGAACGTAGTTGAGATAAAAGGCAGACTCGCCCATCTCACGTCGGTACGCCCAGTGATGACCCAAGTACCACGCCCATGCCGATGAGTAGCGGTTCAAACGTGGACCATGAACCTCAAACTCTTCATCAGCAAGTTCCACCAACCCCAATGGGCTGATGGCTACCGTCAGGTCACTGGCGGCGGCACGATAGGATGGTGACCAAAAGTCAATTGCCATTTATTAATTACTTCTTTTTTCTCTTAGAAGCGGCCTTTTTAACAGCAGGAATCTGTGCAACTGAGGTTGGTTGGGCAACAGTTTCCTTGACGGCTGCTTCAACAACTTTGCTTTGGTTAACAAAGAAGTTTGCGACGGTGGGGTCTCCAACCCACGTACTTGCGGCATTGAGCAAGTACAGAAGGATAGGAAGGACCACGATGTTAAGAGCAGGGTCAAGTTCCCAAAAAGCAAGCAGATAGGAAACAATTCCCGCTGCTCCACCCTTGGTTGCGACGTCGGCTAGTGCTGCTACTTTTAATTTATTTGACATAGTTTCTCCTATAGGTGATTATGATAATTATACCGCTTTACGTCGTTTTGTGCCAATTTTCTGTCCTTGCACAAACGCTTGATACGGTGCGCCAGTACCAGGGTCGTATTTTGAAGAAACAGCCAACGCACGTAAAGCAAGGCTTTTTGCTTGTTGAGAATTGAGTTTTTTGTTACGAACTAATACTGACATAGCGCCCAGAGCAAATGACGACCCGCTTCCCAACGAATATAGTCCAGATGCTTCTGATGACCACGAATAATCGGACTCAACTACGTATATTTGAGAATTAATAGCAACAATAATTGATGACCCCTGTTCGGCAATGTGTTCCTTGTCCTCACGTTCAGGAACCGAATATCCCTGAGAATCAAAGCATTCCCGCAAAGACGGCACAAACTTTGACGTAAAGAATTGGTCTAACTTTCTACTACGAAGGTTTTGTGGAGGGGTGGGTGGTTGGAAGACGTGGTGCAGAATGTTGATAGCACGAACGTCTCCAGCGGCACCAATGATGTAATTTCCGTTTTGTGCCAGTTTTCCAGAACCTTCCCGCAGCGTTCCTATATGGGAAGAATCATCACTCGTTGTGACACGGGAGTCAGCGCAGATTACCGCAAACTCATCTCCTTGAATACCAACAATGGTTGTCATGGTCAGTTAGCAACAAACTCGGTACCTCGGTACATGCCCCATCCATTGTAAATTGGCACCACTTCGTACGAAAACTTGTGGTCTCCACTGTCTTCATATGTGACAATTCCTATTCCTTGTTGCCAATTTTCGTACCGAACAATTGGACGTCCGTCAAGGTCCACACCACTTTTTGTAGACGGTACAACACCGTCAATGCGAGCAAGACAGCCAGGGGAAGCAGCCATAATAGTGCGAGGACCATCAAAGTCCTCACGAGTTTTAAACGCAGTTTCAATGCGGTGGATATGTCCATAGATGACGCTTGTCTTTTCGTTGTTCAAATAAATGTGAGCCGTTGAACCAGAAGACTTCACACGGTCACCGTGAATAATTCTAAGTTTCTCGTTAATCCAATAATCGGACGCAGGATAGCCAGGGCGATATTCCACCTTGTAATCATCCATACGACACAGATAAGGGACAGTGAGAACGGGCCACGATTGCGGCATATTTCCTTTGCGTAAACCATACGCTGCTACGGCGTTGTTAAGAAGATACTTTGGCATGCGCTCTTCATGGTTGCCCGCAAGCCAAGAAATCTTTGCGTACGGTGCAGCGTCACGAAGTTCGGCACATAGTAAAGAAGCCCTGTCTATTGCCGCCTGTGTGGTTTTTTGATACGCAGGAGTGGTTAGGTACTTGCCCATTTCAGGAAGGTCAAGGTTGTCACCAACACAAATAACGACATTTGGTTCTACGTAACGAATCAAATCAAGGACGATTTTGATTGCACTCTCGTCGTGAGTAGGTTCTAAAGCACCATCATGACCACGGTAGTAGCCAATCTGTGCATCTGGAATCACTACGCATTTTTTGAACTTTGATTTTTTCAACGCTCGTGTTTTTTTGACTGGCAGTTTTATTGCAGGACCTTGTTGAATTACAGGCCATTTTGGACCACTGTCCCATGTTGGAGAAAATTGAATTGCAGCAAGGTCGTGTATTTCTGCTTCACCTTCTTCATTCTTTGTTAACGACTGATAAATGGAAACACGGCTGACGTCACCAATATCGGCAATGTCTATGTTCTTTCGTTTGAGCAAGTCAAGCAAATCGCCCAACACTTTTTCACGATTTTCTGGTTCGTTCAAGTCATTCTTCAGATTGGTCACAAGAGCACTCCTTATTCACGTGTCGTTGTACGGTACTGACGCTTATTTGATAACCATTCTTACGTAACACTTTAGCAAGCCACACACTGCTATGCGACCTGTTTTTACCATTAAAGTTTGATGTGCGAATGAGGTGAACGGCCTTTACTAAAGCCCCACGTTCATCACCTTCCAAAGAGTTAATCAACCTACCTATTTTGCAAGGATGAGTTTTATCCTCTTTTAATTGATTTGTAAGGTCTGTCAGTAACGATGACTCGTCCATATTGTACTCCAAGTTATAACCAAATTACGCAATGAGGGCATCCCATGTGCGTTGATTACAAATACCATTGATTTGTAGACTAGCAGCCTTTTTAAAGTAATTGAGGGCTTTTTCAGTAGCGGGACCAAAATCTCCATCCGTAATACAAGCAAAGCCTTTTTTAGTAAGCAACTCCTGCATTTGTTTTACTTTGTCGCCTTTGTCGCCTAGTTTCAATTTCAAACCACCGTCGTCTTTTTCAACAGCAACGACAGTGGCAGCAGCCTTGCCTTCTGGAGCCTTAATTCCATTTTTATCCATGTATGCTTTAACAGCAGTAGGAACTTCATCACCGCATACATAGCGCAGATGCCACGGTTCCTCTGGGACGACTTCCCAACTAAAACCAAATGTCTTAACGTTGTCAATGAGCCACTTAAGACGCCTTGTTTCAGCAGCAGTATGAACGTCAACCGCCAATCCGCTATTGTGCTGCGAAGTCCCAGGAGCCGCAAGGCTGGCAAGTTTGGGGTCTTTCTTGTACCACTTAACACCTTCAAACGTCCTTGTTGCATTGCCGTTTGGCTCTTTGGTATAACGTTGTTTGAACGCCGCAAGTTGTGACTCGTATGTGCGGTACGTGTCTCCTGCCGAAACGGGCTTTAATTCAACGCCGTCTGCCCCAGCCTTTTCAACCATCGCAGCCCACGCTGCTGCGGCAAGCCAGTGTAGTTTCCCACCACCAGCGGCGGGGCGAAGTAAGTGCTCAGGCAACCTACCAGGCTGTACGCCCTTCAAGTCAGCAGGCATCTTTACTGGAACAACGTAGTCCCAATCAACTTTTTTGGACATGTTTAATTTCCTAATCCTCGTACTTAATTTCATATCATCTATTTTTTCGTCGTGTTTTTAAACTGACTGCCTAAAGTCATTCTTCAACAACCTTTTTATTCCGCTGGTGCTTTCTTGTCAACCTTTGAAAACACTTTATTAATTTCTTCAGTATCAAGTTTTCCATCATCCAAAAATTCACGTGACAGACCTTCAATAACGTGGGCAACCCCAGCAATGCCCGCCATGAATGCGGATTTCCATACGGGGACGCCAGCGATAGTTCCAGCACCTATAACTCCAAGACCGCTGGCAGCAAACGTTGCAAGTATGCGAAGTAGTATATTTTTGAATGTGCTCATATAGTTTATTTAGTTTTCTTACGAAAATGCCATTTAACATGGTCACGCAGGTCGCCCTTCACCTCACGAACATCGGCTTTTAAGTCGTTAATTGCAACCATGACAGCGCTGTGGTCGTTTCTATTTTCCTCACGAAAGGCCAATACAAATTTAATTAACCAACCAATTCCTGCGCCAAACACTGGAATGGCGGCGACGGTGACTGCAACCCAGGCTTCGTTCATCGCAATCTTCCAAAACTCATACCACGGTTTTTTGGTCCAAACTGCTCGCCACGTAGTTCCTTAATTTCTTGATAGTCCACTTTTCGTTGAAGGTCAAGTTCATTGATGTTTTGTGGATTTGCTCTGTTGTACACGTTTTTGGCCCGTGACCGCATACGAGCAGTGTCAATAAAACGAATTCGTGGAGCAACCCCAGCACCTTTTATTCTAGTAAATGCTTTGTGCGGCTTGAATATGTCAGTCGGGTCCTGAAGAACCTTTGCACTACTGGATTCACGACGAGCATACTGATAACTACCACCAATAAAGCCAACACGACGACCACTATCGTTTTTTGCAAACTTGTTTTTAAAGTTGTAGTCATAACCAAGATTTTTGTGACTGTGCTGGGTTCCGTAAAACTCCGACCAACGTGCCTTCTTCATTGCCGAAAAGTCGTATAAACCACCGCCTTGATATGACCCCGCAATAGGGATACCAGACAGCGAAGTGGTTAATGGAATAATGACTTTTCTAGGGTCAGCACTTCTACCTGCTGGGGCGCCCCTGTAACCAGCCACGACTGTTACCCGTTGGGCTGTAGTTAGTCAGAAACGACTGTTGGATTCGGCCTGTTCATATGGGAGCCGCTATTTACTTCTATCTCAAACGTCGGCATACCATCACCAGCCATTGCGCCAATCACGAAATCCTGGAGAAGAGCAGGGGCTTCAATCCACGAGGCTGAGCCGACATGAGCACGCTCACGCATGGTGTCTTCCGCATGCTTGTAAAACATCTCAGGATTGTTGTGGTTCTGTCGCATCGGGGATGAGGCAGTGTCCATGTACGCACCGACTGAAAAGTCGTTCGGAACATCGGTGTCCGTCGCCACGCCTTCTTCAAAGCGAAGCGGTCCTTTGTTTCCAGGAATGCTTGGAGCCATCGTGCGCTGGAATACGATTTCCCTGCGACCACTCTCTGGGTATGGGTTCTGTGGTGCAACTGCCAGATTGTTGGTTTGGTCTTGGTCTTGGTCTTGCATTGATTAATCCTCCGAAGGTGGGATATTATGTACTTCTACTTTACCACTTTTAAATACAACTTACCGATAAAATGGGGAGACACCCACCTGTACTTCTGGCATGGTTTCATGTACCGTCATGGCACAAGCGAGAGCAAGCGAATCTGGGTAGTCGTCAAATGCGCCTTTTTCATCTGGAGCAGCGGCAAGCAAATAAGGACCTTTGTAAACCTTTTCAAGGTCAGCCATTTGTTGGGAAAACCTCTTCCAACTTCGTGTACGACGTGCTTTAGCATGGGCAGGTATTATTAGTTGGTCTCGTTGTATTAACTCTGTCAAATGCACCCAACGTTCATGTTGGGCTTTAGAATCAGAGGACATGGGAATGACTTCCATGTCTGAAAGAAGTAATTGTAAACGCTCAGCGACAGCCCCGCCGACACCCTGCGAGTCAACACCCAACCGCATTATTTCATAGTGACGAAGGAAGTCAACTATCTGAAAATACTGTTGTTCCCACTCTTGATTGTTTAATTCTAACCAATTTAAAACACGATGTTCATAAAAACCAAACGGGTCTGGGTGTTGCCAATCCACCCACACAACTGTCACCACCGTTGAGTCCGTAGACCGTGCCACGTCAATACCAGCAACTAATGGACTTCTCCACCATTCTTTTACTAATGGCATTGAAACGTCATACAATCGTTGCAACCGTTCTTCGGTAACAAACATACCTTTTTCAAGAATCCAACGATTGCAATATGACATTTGAAATTCGTCAGAATCTTCACCAATGCGAACCCGTTCTTTAGAAATAAACTTTCCATAATTATTGTTGTATTTAGAGGCAACACGCCAGTCATATTCAAAGTGCGCCTGTCGGTTTTTTTTACCACCATTGACGCCTCTTCGTTTATTGAACTGAATCATTTTGTAAAAATAGGATTTGTTTCTAGAAGCGGTTCCAGTAAGACAAATACTTCCGTTATTAAAAGCCAACATTGGTTTAATAGATTTGGTAATGACAAACTCATCTGCCTCTTGACATTCGTCTATCAAAACAAAATGATATGTTTTTGACTCAATCTTGGCTTTGGGATTGCACGTTTGCATGCGGCAAAGAGAACCAGCGTTCTTTAATGTTATAAGTTTACCTTTACCACGCACCCCACCAGAGGCCGCTTTATCGTCAATCTCAGGGTCAAGAAGAAAGTTTAAGGCATGCTCACTGGTAAGTTTGGTAACGATGCGGCTAAAAACCGTGTCGGCTTGGTCTTCTGTTGGGGCAAATACGCCACACCAAAACCCTCTTTCAAATTTGTCTAACCACGTTGGATAAACAGCAGAAAGTTTAGGAAGAATGACCATCATTGATGCCATTACGCCAGACAGCACTTCTGACTTACCCGACTGTCGGCAACCAATAACGGTCACCTCGTCACCATCTCCCAATACTATTGACTCAATGATACGATAGGCAATTGGTACCTGATAAGGGAAAAACTCAATATTGCAAAATTCCTCAGTAAATATAATGAGTTTTTTGACAAGTTGGTCTACGAACGTTTCCGACGCCTCATCCAACTCTGGCAACAATTCCTCAAGGTCTGGAACTTCATTTTCAAGGTCTTCAACTATTTCGCTCACGAGCAACAATCTCCCTGTGGAGACTATTAAAAATCTCCACCAATTCTTCTAATTGTGCAAAGTCCTTGCCGTGGTAACGGTAACGGTCAAACGCCGCACCAAGTTCCATAATGGTGGTGTTATACCAATCAAGAAGTGCCGCCTTGTCCAAACGTGTAATACGTGATGGAATACTAATTGAGTCTTTTTGTTTTTTCCAAACACTCCATGTTAAATCCATTCCCGTATCTCCTTTGGTTGGTAGTGAAGTTTGCGACCTTTTACGGCACGCATCAAACCCTCTGTCTCCGTCTCTGTTTTGTTTTTGCGACAAATCCCCAATTGAAACGAGTATTTACCAAATCCAATCTGAACGCCACGTCCAGTCCTCCATGGGTAATCCGTCTCACGCATGAAGGCAATGGACAGTGAAAAACCTCTATGTGTATCCCGTGTAACCCAATAAACAAACCCAACCCCCTGAACCAGGTTCAAGGTTCCGCTAAAAACGTAGACCCCAGACAACACCGCCATTGGAACAAAGAAAACGGAAAAGAACGAAATAGTAACGATGGAAATGGTTGACAACAACAACGATACAACAAACGTCCAAAAGATGCCATATCCAACTAATTTGTGCATAGGTTACAGTTTAATGCCCGCAGAGTCTGTTCCGCTGTTGGCTGGGAAATCGGAGAATTGGTCGGCAAATTCTGTTTCACCTGCGGGACGATATCCGTACCCGTTTAACGTAGTATTGATAAAATGTCCTTTTGAACCACTTGCGGCAAACTGTTGATATACAGAAGCGTCAACGGGACCATACACCCAATCAGGTCCACGTCGCCCGTTTTTATGAAATCGGACAAGGATGTAGCCCACTTTAGAACCATACAAGTCAAACATTGGTTGGTCTATGATAAATTTATGTGAACATAGCCTCGTACTTCCAGCAGGTCCCTGACCATAGTTTGCTGGGTTGTCTGGTTTGTTGGCAATTTGAGCAACGGTAACGGTTCTAAATAGAGTAGTATCAATATCTTGAACTGGTTTGTTATCTTCAACAATTGGGCGACCCTCTTCGTCAAGAGCCACGCCTCCTGAAATTTGTGTGCCAGCAACCCTCTTTTTTCGTTCTTCCTCACGTTTGAGGATGTCAGCCCTGCCCTCTTCAAGACGTTCTGTTAGATTATACCCTGTTGGTAATCCACGCTGACGACGTGGACTTATACCCTTGCGTGGCATAACACCTATTTTAGCAGTTACTCTGCTTCCTCAA